AGATAATTGTGATGACTTAAAACCAGAGAATATAGAAAAAAGAATACCAAAGATAATACAAAGATGTAAGATAAGACAAAACCTAATGAAGATAAGCACAGATCCTAAAGTTGTAAAAGATTACATTCAACCACAGTTTGACCATTATTTTTGGCGAAACGAAATGGAAGAAAATTATCTTACAGATGCAATAAAATTTTGGGAAAGTTAAAAACACTAAAAAACCCAGAAAGTGTTTTGTTGTCGCACCAATTCTGAAACACCCAAAAATTTCAATCGTCTAGTTTTTAATAAAAATATTTTTTTTACAAAAATTGAAAAATGCAATTTGATATAATGTCATTATAAAAATTTTTATGAGAAATTTTTATTGGTAATGAAAATTACCTAGCTATGTTAAATTGTGAATAGGGTTAGTTAGTTCTTGGAAAAGGAGTTATGTCTTATGACAACACCACCTCAAGAAGAAATACCATATCATATTAAAATGAAATTTAAATATGATGAGGTTAATAATCTGTGGGATCAGCAAACAATACCTTATATTACAAGGTTTGAAGCTAAAAGAGCTGTCAAATTAATTTGTAATAAATTTGGTAAACCTAAATTTGCACCACCTACAATAAGATACCCAATATCCAGATATAGAAATATTTGGTGGGATACTTTTATTTGTTTAAGTGGTGATCCTACAACAATGCGTAAAGGTTGGAGAGAGTTAGTTCATCAAACCAGTCATAGTATTTATAAATATTATTCTGGTTTTAAAAAAAGACAAAGAAAATATGAACACTCAATTCAACAAGCTGAATTAGAATTAGCAATTTTAAAATTTGTTATTTCTAAAAATTGGCTTAATGGTGTTCTAAAACCTAAAATCGTTATCTTGTCCAAAGATGAAAAACGAAATAAGAAATTAGAACACTACCAAAAACTAATAAGTAAATGGCAAACTAAACTTAAGTTAGCCAATACCTTTATACGAAAGTATAATAAAAAGGTCAAATACTTAAATAAACAATAAAGAACACAACCCTATTCACTACCAATCAAATTTACTTTCATTCTCATAAGTCTTATCCTCATCAGCTTTACGCATACATTCATAATGAGCTTTACCTTTGGGATAGAAAGCAACAAAACTATCTTGGTTGGTCATGTCTTGACCACAATATTTGCACTTACCTATGTCTATGATTATTACTTTTGGTTTCTTCCAGACTTTCTTATGTTTTGGCATAGTTAGGTCTTTTGCCTTTTCTGGATTTTCTTTCAGCTTTCTTTTTTCTTGAAACAGCAGAGGCTCTTTGACTTGCAGACATTGATCTAGCTTTTGCTAGTGGTACACACTTTGGATAATTTTTTCTTTTCTCTCCTTTTGATCTACCACATGGAGGAAAGCCACCACCTTTTTTACGATTGGCAATGTCCACCCATTTCTCTGATGTCCATCTTCTTAAACTCATCTTTTCTTCTTTTTCTTTTTAGGTTTTATTCTTCCTGAACATACACCTGAAGCATACATATTAGCATAAGCACTAGGATAAACTTTAAACTTTCTTTTAGCAGCAGCTTTACCTTTTGCACATAATTTAGCCATTATCTAACTCCTTTATTATTTTTAATTTTTCTTCTGCGTTAGCAATATTTTCTACTAACTTATCTACTTCATCAATATGTTGTGGGTGTTCACCAATACCAACACTATTATTAAAGTATATTTTAATTGTTGCTTCAGCTTCACAAATTTGAGCTTCATATCTTTTCTCTAATGCTTTTAAGATATGTTGCTTCATTGTTTATCTGCCAACTTTTTTCATAGCCATTTTATGAGCTTGTGTAAAAGTTTTTCCACTTCTCATAGCTTTTTTCATGGCAGCCATGTGTTTAGCAGTATGATGTTTTTTATGTTTTGCTAAAGTAGTTTTTTGTCTTTTAGTTAGTTCTTTTTTCATTTTTTTTTCTTCCTTTTTTTTCTTTTTTTCATAGCTTTAAAATCTGCACCTGTTATTTTATCTCTAGGTGGTGCAACTCTTGCTAATTTTTTTTGCTTTGCACTATATTTACTAAATGGCATAATTTTTTAACCCTCCAACATTCCCATCTAACTAGTAGATACTCCTGATAATTAATATTTGCTCACTATTTTTTTCTTTTTATTTTTTTTCTTTTTCTTTTTCTTCATAGGTTTTTTCTTACCATACATAGTTATCTCCTTTTGTTTTTACGACCCATATACCAATCTCCAGGTTCATAGTTCCATCTTTTACCATGATGACCTCTTAAATCAGCATATAGCATTCTAGCTCTCACTATTAATTTTATAATAGACCTTACCATTTTTTGCAAGACCAATATCTAGCACTAAATACATCCTTTGCAGATGCACATTTATGTCTAGCTCTAAATGATTTTCTTCTAGCAGGATTAGATTTTTTAATAGTCATATTGGCATCACCATATCTAATAATCTTCTCTCTCCCACCTTTACAGGCTTTGACTACAAATTTTTTACCACCCTGTACTTGTCGTCTAGGTGAATTACATTTCATTTTTGATTTATCTATTGCCATTAGTCTATTTTATCAACTCCATCAAAGTATTTATAATCAAATTCTACAACTCTGCAATCATGTTTTTTACGCATGGACTTTTGTTTGTCTGCAAATTCAATAGCTTTATCTTCAGATTGAAAGATTGTATTAGTGAACATCTTATATTTATCATCTTGTTTCCATACTACACAATAAATCATGCTTTTACTTTTGGTTTAGGTGGAGGTACTACTACTTCCTGACAACCAAATTTTGAATATATTTGAAATTGATTTGTTTCTTGTCTGCCTATTTCTTTAGTTTTTTCTAATGATTTTTGGTAGCCATCAAGAAGGCATTCATAATAACTATCATATACTTTAGGAAAAGTATGTGGGTCTAAACAAGTGTTGGCTATGGTACTGCACATAACTATTGTTAGCATTATTTTCATTTATCATCCTTCTTATCCTCCAACTTTTTGATCTTATCATTAGCATCTTCAAGGTCTTTGGTTAAATGTTCTAATTTCTGCAAACATCTTTTGTTAGCAGAATCTTTAGATTTACCAGCATCCTGTAATTCTGCAACCTCTTGTTTCAGAATACGAACCTGATCCTTATATTCGTTTATTAAATCTATATTATCAGACATTATTTTTTTTTAAAAGTAGAAACACCTTTGATACCTAGAATTGTAGAAAATGCACCGACTACAAGAGCTTGATAAAACATTGGAAGATTTGCAAACTTATCAAAAAATATATCTATCTTTGCTTGTATATCTGGATCATCACTAAACACAGACCAAGCTAATAAAAGCAAAGGGATTGAGATCAGCACCAAACAAAATTCGTCTTTCCAATCTCCTCTATGTGAATCAATAACAGCTTTTTTAAATTCAACCTCACCATTTGCCATGCGTTCAGCTAATTTTAATTCAGCTACTGACTCTAATTCTTTAGTCTTTCTTCTATTGGAAGCAATAGACATACCAGTTTTAATCATGCCTGGAACTAATTTAGATGCTATACTTAACCACATTATGACTTTGCACTCCTCATTTTTCCAGCTAACTTACCTGCTCTAGCTGGTGTTTGTTTTGCCCAAAGTGAGTCTAACATTTGGAATGATGCCTCACCATAATCTTCTCTATCTAAAGCAGACCACATATTTTTAAATTTAGATACACCCCCTTCGCCTATCTGATAAACCATATTAACAATTACTTCTTTAGCAATATAATTAATATTTCTTTCACCTATCAATCTTTCAGCAGCTTGTAGTGTTCTATTAAAATCTTCTTCAAATACTTTTTCACCTTCTTCTTTAGTATATTCTATATCACTTTCGTAATCATCATCAGGTGTTATCTTGTGTCCATAAAAGATGGTATCAAATCCTTCTGAACATTTATAAATCTTTGAAACATAACCTTCACATAATTTAATTTCTTCTTTTAGTTCTTCGTACATTTTTTCTCTCCAAGTTTGTTGTTAATCTTATTCTCCATCTCCAAACAAGACCATATAATCTTCTGCATAAACATTCTAGTATTATCATAAATCTCTCCATAATTACACCTCATAAAATCCTTAATGTTTGCAGTTATCACAAGCACAAAGATCGCCATCATACCAATGTGTATGCAATTCTTCTTTACAATGGCAGTTGCATTTACAATCTTTACACTTTTTTTTTCTTTTCTTTTTTGGTGGGAAAAATACTTTATCTAATTTTTCTGACCAAGTATCAAAGAAACCTAAAATTTTGTATATATATTTATCCATTATTCTAATATTAATTTTTTAATTGATTTACTACCATCTATATTATCTTCTAATTCTGCTTTTGATTTAATACATTGATAAGTAACATTATTATCTATTGATCTTGATGCTACTCTTTTACCTTTTAAACATTCACTCATAGATTCTTGTATTCTATGTTCTTTAATTTCATTATTTACTATCATTAATAAAGCTACAACTGTTTCAATCATAATACTTTACCTTTGTTTTGTCCTTGTTTAATGACATACTTTTGTGTACCATGTTTGCCAGTTTCTACTTCTTTTTTTAAATTTTTTA